GGCGGGAGGGCCTTCATGAGGTCCGATGTGAGGCCACGCAAGCACGACTGGAGAGCGGAGCTTACTGCGGATGAAGCGCGTGAGATAGCTGAAATCGACAATGAGGCAAAGCTTATCGACAGCCGCCGGCGAGAGCTGACGGCAAAGCGATCGCTGATCGTCAATAGGGCCTTGAAAAGAGCGACATTTAGGGGGGCTGCATGACAGGTGATGAAAGGCGTGGAGCGTTATGGATTTCAGCCTTGGCGGCGCTGCTTGCGCTTTGCGCGCTCGCCGGCGACGATGCGGCCAAGACCGTAACGCGCGAGGCTGTGGCCGCCGCTAACGCTTGGTCGCAATACCAGGCCAAGGCAACGCGGCGTGAGTTGTATCGTATTTCGGCGGATGGGCTGGCGCTGAGCCTTTCGGCCGTCGAGCATTTTGGGGCGCGCTCGCTGATGGCGCGTTATCGCGCCGAGGTCCAACGTTACACCCGCGAGGCCGAGGAAATTTTCATTCTCGCGAAGGCGCATGAGGCCGCGGGCGAAGTGGCGGCTCGACGAGACAGCTTCCTTGACGGGGCTCAGGCGCTTTTTCAAATTGCCATCGTCTTAGCGACAGCCTCGCTCATCGCGAGCGTGACATGGCTTCGAGTGGCGAGCGAGACGCTCGCCGCCGGCGGCTGCATTCTGGCCTTGGCCGCTCTTTTCGGGGCATTGCTATGAGCGCCGTCAACGGCTTCCGTCACTTCAAGCCCGCTGGGCCTGTCGCGGGCGCATTCCTGTCCGACAAGACCTCGATCGTGCGTGCGCTGCTTGGCCCTGTCGGCGGCGGCAAAACAGTGACCTGCATTTTTGATAGCATCGCCAATGCCTGCGATATGCCCGTGTGTCGGGACGGCGTGATACGCTTCAAGCTCGCCGTCATCGGCCAGACTTACGGCCAAATGGAGCGCAATCTCCTGCCAACATGGTTTCAGTGGATACCGCGCGCCGGTTTTGACGAGGCGACGGAGGGTGACTTCACCGGCGGCGGCGGCCGCTTCGCTACTCATAGGCTGTTTTGGGATGTGATGCGAAGCGGCTCCCGCGTGCGTGTTGAGTTCGAGGCGATTTTCGCCGCGATCGGTGAGCACTCGGTTGAAGCGTTTATGCGCGGTTTCGAGCCGACGGCGTTTTACCTCTACGAGATGGACCTGCTCCCCGAAGCGGTCTTGACGCAGGCGATCTTCCGGCTTGGCCGCTTCCCGAAGCGCGCCGAATTGCCGGAGGGCGTAACATTCCGCTCCTACGTCATCGGCGACCTGAATGCGCCGGACGTTGATAGCTGGTTCTACCGCACGTTTGAGGAAAAAAGGCCATCCGGCTTTGCCCTCTACAGGCAGCCGTCCGGCCGCTCGCCCAGGGCGGAGAACGTGAGCAATCTTCCCGAGGGCTATTACGCCCGCCAGGTGGAGGCCCTCAGGCACAAGCCCAAACTCGTTAAGCGGTTTGTCGATGCTGAATATGGCCCGTCCGACGACGGCGAGCCGGTTTACCCGGAATATTCCGACGACATTCATTTCGCTCGTGAGCCGCTTCCCATTTTGCCTAACCTCGACATCATGATTGGGTTGGACGCTGGCCTGCAGAGGCCGGCGGCAGTTTTTGTGCAATGGACGCCGGAGGGGCAATTCCGCGTTGTTGGAGAGCTTGTTCCGGGGCGGATGGGCGCTCGCCGTTTTGCGGATCAGATCAAAGTTTGGTTGGCGCAGAACGCGCCGGATGCGCGCATCGGCGCGGCCTACGCAGACCCGGCGGGGTTTGCTGGAGCCGACAGGGAAGCCAACGAGCACGCTTGGGCCGAGACGGTGGCGCTTGAGCTGAGAGCGCCTATCCTGCCAGCGCCGTCGAATGAAGTTGGCCTTCGGCTCGACGCGGTGCGCGAAGAATTAACATTCATGATCGAGCCGAAGAAGCCGGCGATTATGGTTTCTCCGCTCGCGCCTGTCCTTCGCAAGGGCTTCGCCAGCCATTATCGCTATCAGCGCCAGATGGTGGCCGGCATCGCTCGCTTCTCGGATAAGCCGGAAAAAAACGACTGGAGCCACGTTCACGACGCCTTGCAATACGTCCTCTTGGGGGCGAAGGGCCGCTACGGCGTCGTTGCCGGCGGCGCTCGCGTCAAGCCAGCGCAGGCCGGCCGACACGCCGGCACGACCTTGATTAAAAACACTTCGCAACTGTTCTGACTGGAGAAAGAAAATGCCTGATTTAAAATATGCCTTAACGATCGCTGTTTACGCCATGGCCCTTGCCGTTCTGGCCGGCTCCGCCATCGGCCTTGGCCGCAGGCTGATTGCGCGCGGCGAGGCGGGTTTGACAGAAGCCGGTTATTTCCTTGCCGGCTGCGCCCTCATCATCTGGGCTATCAGATGAAACAGGTTAAGGCGTCACCGCTCGACATCGACCGGTTGGTTGGTTCATCGAAGTTGACAGACGGCGACGTGCGTTATTCTCGCCTTCTGCGGCAGATTTCAGCTGGTTCGGCCTGGGCCATTTACGCTCGAGCCGGCGATGCACCCGTTGCCGTGTGGGGCGTTACGCCGTGGCCGGGGCGGCAGGACACCGAGCCGGCCGAGGCATGGTTCTCGACTGGCGCTGGAGCCGATAGACAAATGCCAGCCATCGTCGCGGCCATCAGGCCGCTATTGAAGCTGGAAGCAAAGCGTCACCCTTGTGGCGTCATCACTCGAGTGAAGAGCGATAACGCCGCCGGATTGCGGCTCGGCTGGTGTCTCGGCTTCGCGTTTGAGGAGACGGGCGAAATTTTCGTTGGGAGGCTTGTCTAATGGACCCTTTTTCCGCGCTTCTGATGATTGGCGCGAGCGTTGGCGGGGCGCTGTTCAGCTCGCAGCAGCAGCGCCAGGCGTTATCGCGCCAGCAGAGCCAGCTCAACGCCGCCGCGCGCGGTCAGCGCGCCATCCGCGCCGGCGCCGGCTTTCTCAGCTTTCTTGACGGAGACGTTCTGGGCGGCGGTAAAAAGAACCGCGGCAACAGCGTGATGCAGATGGCTAAAACGCTGGGCGGCGGGCGCTGATGGCCGAAACAAGCAAAGAGGCTAAGCAGCGTGCTGAAAGCATGTGGATGGATAAGCGGCTCTATGAAGCAGAGCTGAAGGACATCTTTCGCTTCATCATGCCTTTCCGCGATCCAGCGGGGCTGCAGGCGCTCAACAATCAGACGCAGGGCGCCAAGCGCACGACCGACATCCTCGACGGCACCGGGCCGGCCGCCGCCTTCCGCTTCGCCGGTCGCTTCCAGGGCGAGTTCGCGCCCGTTTTTCAGGAATTCTTTAGCCTCGAGCCGGGGCCGCTCGTGCCCGACGGAGAGGAGCGCACACGGCTCGCCCTTGAGCTGGAGCGTGTCGCCCGTATCGGTAACGGAGTTCTATCCGGCGGCGGTTTTCACGTCGCGCTTCAGGAGGTGGCGCTCGATCTCTTCGCCGGCACAGGCGCTATGCATATTTCCATGGGAGACGCCCTGTCTCCCGTCATCTGCGAGAGCGTTCCAATTCCGCAGATCGCTCTTGAGAACGGCCCGGGCGGCAAAGTGTGGGGCGTCAACTGGCGCAAGCAACATCGCTATGCTCATCTGCCTACGCTCTGGCCAAACGGGGATTTTCCGGAGGAGGTCAGAAAGAAGATTAAGGACGCGCCGCGTGATCAAGTGCAGGTGTCTCAAGATACGATGTATGACCCTGCCCGCCGCCGTCATATGCTCAAGGTCTGGATTGGCTCCTCGCGCGACGAGCATCTGGTTTATGAAGAAGAATTCCGCGCGTCGCCATGGGTGACGCCGCGCTTCTTTGTCGTGCCGGGCGAAGCCTATGGGCGGGGCCTCGCGCATCTCGGTTTGCCCTATTGCCGCACCACGAACAAGGTGCGCGAGCTTGCGCTTCTCGCCGCCGCCTTCGGCGTTCTCGGCCTGTGGATGCAGCGCAATGACGGCGTGTTCAATCCGGACAATGCAAGACTTGAGCCTCTCGCCATGTGGCAGGTAGCCTCCACCGGCGGCGTCTTAGGGCCGTCCGTATCGCGCCTGCCTGTGCCGCAGGACTTCGACGTCTCGAGCTTCGTCATCGCCGATGAGCGGGACCAGATGAAGCAGGCGATGATGGACGTCAATCTACCGCCGCTAGCCGGCTCGGTGCGCTCGCCGACCGAGATCGCGGAGCGCATGAGGCTCTATAGCCAAGATTTTGGCG